ACCGGCTCTCGCTCGATCTGCTTATCGAACACGATTCTGACCAGGAGTAACTGACATGGCTGAAACTCAGGTTGCCTCGACCGGCTTCAACGGCGAGGTCTGGATCTCGACCGACGAGACCGCCGCAAACCTTACCGAACTGGTGCAGGTGGTATCCTTCTCGCTGCCTGCCGATACCGGCGAGCGGGTCGAGACCACGCACCTCAAGTCTGCCGGCCGCCGTCGGCAGTACACCAGCGGCCTTACCGATCCGGGCGAGATCGAGGTGGTGCTGAACTTCCGGCCCGGCTCGGACACCGACCTTCTGATCGAGGCCGCGCGCGCTGCGGGCGACGATCGCTACGTCCGTCTCGGTGTGCCCGAACTGGGCGTGCTGACCCGCCAGTACGATTTCCTCGGCGTGGTGCTGACGTACGACAAGGGCACCGTGGAAGCCGATGGCAAGATGGAAGCCACCGTCACTATCGCGATCAACGGCACCGTCACGCCGGGCGCCTGGTCGGAGCCGGTCTGATAATGGCCAATCCGGTGAAAGGTGAAGCGCCGCTTGTCCTGCGCGACGGGCGGCAATTCACTCTGGTGCTCGACATGGAGGCGCTGCTGTCCGTCGAAGAGGCGACCGGCAAGCCGTTGCCGCAGGTAATGGCGATGGCCGGTCAAGGCTTCATGACCGCGATGGCGGCGATCGCGCAGGCTGCGTTCGCGCGGCACCATCCCGATCTGACCCGGGCTGACGTTCTGGCCATGATGACGAGTGATCAGGATGCCCTGTCCGATGCGCTCAATCGGGCGAGCGAGACAGGCTTTCCCCAGCAGAGTGTGGGGGGAAAGGGCGGCCCGCCACCGGCAAAACCCCGTGGGAAGCGCTCTGGTCGCAGTGGTGCGAAGCCGGGCTAGATCCGGACGCATTCTGGCGGGCAACCCCCCGCACCTTCGGTTTGATCGTCGGCGCGCGGATGAACGCGCGGCTCGATCAGGCTGTGACGATTGCCTGGCACGGCGAAATCTTCGCCCGCCAGAAGCGGCTCAAGCCGCTCGATGAATTGCTGAAACGACGCAAACCGAAGTCCCCCGAGCAGAGCGCGCGGGAGGTCGCGGCGATGCTCGAGCGGATGGCGCAAAAGAAAGGCTGACCCGATGGCTCTGGGCGACGTGATCAAGCGGCTTGCCGTATCGCTCAGCCTGGAGACTGTGGCGTTCGAAAAGGGGGCGACCCTTGCCGAGAAGCGCGCTGCGCAGATGCAGCGCAAATTCTCGAAGCTTGGCGACCAGATCGGCAAGCTCGGTCAGACGATGACGCTTGGCCTGACGGTGCCGCTGGCGGCCTTCGGTGTGTCGGCGTTCAAGGCCGCGTCCGACGCGGGCGAGCTGCAAAGCGCGTTCGACCAGACCTTCGGCGCGATGTCGAAGTCCATGAACGACTGGGCCGAAACGACCGGCAACGCGCTGGGCCGTTCGACGCAGGAGATGCAGCGGGCGGCGAACACCTTCGGCATCTTCTTCAACCAAGCCGCACCTACCGCGCAGGCGGCTGCCGACATGTCGAAGGAATTCGCGGTCCTCGCGCAGGATCTGGCGAGCTTCTACAATGTCGACGTCCAGACGGCGGTCGACAAGCTTCGTTCCGGCCTGACGGGCGAGGCCGAGCCGCTGCGCGATTTCGGCGTCTTCCTCAACGAAGCGGCGGTGAAGGCGCAGGCGCTCGAGATGGGTCTTGGCGGCGTCGGCCGTGAGCTCACCGAGCAAGAGAAAATTCAGGCACGTTACGCGCTGATCCTTGAAAGCACGGCCAACGCGCAGGGCGATGTTGCCCGCACCAGCGGCAGCACCGCCAACCAGATGCGCGCCGCACAGGCTGCGTTCGAGGAATTGCAAGTGGTGATCGGCACCAAGCTGCTGCCCGTCATCACCCCGCTGATCACCAAGCTCGCAGACGCTCTCAACTGGTTTTCCCAACTGCCTGCTCCGGTACAGGATTTTACGCTGATCGCTGGCGGGCTGGCGACGGCGCTAGGCCCTGTTCTGATGGGGCTTGGCCAGATCATCGCCTTCGCGCCCAAGATCGTGGCTGTATTCAAAGTCATCCGGATCGCCGCTCTCGCCCTGATGGCGAACCCGGTCCTGCTCGGCTTTGCCGCGGTTTTGGCCGGCATTTATCTCGCCTGGCAGAACTGGGACAAGATCGGCCCGGTCGTCGGACGGCTCTACCTCGGCGTGAAGAAGTGGATCGTCGAAAAGCTGGGCGCGGTGTTCGACTGGCTGCGGGACAAGATCAAGGCGGTCACCGGCTTCTTCTACGACATGTACGACGCTGTCGTCGGCAATTCCTACGTGCCCGACATGGTCGACGGCATCGCCGCGCAGATGGCTCGGCTGCAGCGCGAGATGGTGGATCCGGCGCAGAAGGCGACCGCGAGCGTCACCGACGCCGCGCGCGAGATGGCGCAGGAAGTTTCCTCCCTGCTCGATCGCCTCTTCCCTGAAATCGCAGCGGCGCGACAAATGATCGCCGATCGCGACCTGCTGCGCAATGCAGGGCTGGATCCGCGTGCCGAGGAGGCAGCGCGTCTGCGGCTTGTCGGCGGCGACGGCAAGGCCTCTGTCAGCCTTGACGAGGGGCCGCTGGCGCAGGCCACCAAGGTCACCGAGGCGGCCGAAAAGATGGCCAACGTGCTCGGCGGCGTTGCCGATCGCGCAAAAATCCAGACGGTGCGTATCGCCGAAAGTTTCCGCGATATGGCGCAGAATTCGATCCGCGCGTTCGATGACATGGTCAATGCGATCAAGGGTGGCGGATTTCTAAATATTCTCGGCAGCGCAGTGAACCTATTCCTGCAACTCGGCAGCACCGGCCTGTTTGGCAAGGGGCTGGCCGGGCGGATCAATCAGGCCAGCGTCCCCGGCTTTGCCCAGGGCACGCGCTACGCCCCGGGCGGGCTGGCAATGGTGGGCGAACGCGGACCGGAACTGGTGAACCTGCCCCGGGGCTCGCAGGTGATCAGCAACCGTGATCTGCGCGCGGCCAACAGCAACGTGAAACTGCAGGTCGAGGTGATCGCTAACAACAACGGCTTTGGCGCAGTCGTGCGTAACCTTGCCGGACAGGTGGTTGCTGAAGCAGCCCCAGCCATCGCTGCGGGCGCTTCGTCAGAAGCGATCAGCCGTATCCAGCGGATGCAGAACCGGAGGCTTGCCTGATGGCTTCTGTCATCCTGCCCGCCACCCCCGGCCCCTTGTCTCTTGCCTGGCAGCTGCTCGACTTCGGAAATACCCAGAAGGGGGCGCTTGGCGGTGCTGCCCAGCGCATCAACCGGCTTGGAAACCGGTGGGCGGTCAACGTCACCATGCCGGCGCTTACGCCTTTGCAGGCGCGCAACTGGTCCGCTGGGCTCACTGCCGCGCTTCAGAATGGCGTCAGATTGGCGATCGTGCAGCCTGATCTGACGTCTGGCACCCCCGGTACGGTGCGCGTCAATGGCGCTGCCCAAGCTGGTGCAACGCTCGTCTGCGACGGTGCCGGCGCAGGATATGTCGCGCGGATCGGGCAATGGGCATCCGTCATCACTGGCGGCCGGCGCTATCTCTACCAGATCGCAGCCGACGCCACGGCCACAGTTGGCGGGGCGCTGATCCTGACACTGACGACACCGCTGCGGGTCGAGCACGCTGACAATGATCTTGTCGAACTGGCCGCGCCGGAAATCGAAGGGCTGATCGTTGGCCTGCCCGAATGGGGCATCGATGTCGATTATCTGACGCGCGGCTTCAGCTTCACGATCGAGGAAGCCCGATGAGCGCGCTCGATCCGGTCGTCACCCTGATCGGCCTCATCAAGTTCGAACCGCCGAGCGGCGCTGTGCGGCTGTGCGATGGCGGCTTTGCCTATTTCGCCAGCGAAAAATACGAGAGCGTGCACCCCATCTTCGGGACGCTGGCAGAACCTGACGAGTTTGTGGCGGCGTTCGGCGACATGGCAGAGGCCGGCACGCTGGCGCTGATCCCCGCCCCCGGCGCGACCGGATGGTTCAACCCGAACCTGCGCAACAGCCGCGTGCGCTTCTGGCTGGGCGAGCTGGATAGTGACGGCAAGACCGTAATCAGCGCGGAGCTCATGGCCGACATGCTGGTCGACACGATCGACCGGCTGATCGGTGCGGACGGTTCTGTGACGCTGGAACTGGGGCTGATCGGGCGGGCGGAAAAGCTGTTTCTGATCAACGAGGGCAACGTCTGCTCTGAGCGGTTTCACAAGACCGTCTGGGCGGGCGAAAACGGCTTCAACAACTGCACCGATGTCCAGCAGCCGATTGCCTGGGGTGTGGCGTCCGCGCCTTCCGGCACTTCGGGTTTTGGCAGCGGGGGCGGCGCTCGCGGTGGCGGTTCCGGAGCGGGCGGCTTGTTCGAACAGGTGCAGCGATGAAGGTTGAACTGGCTCTGCGCGGGGCTGTTACCGACAGCGTGATCCAGATGCTGCGTGACAAGCCGTTCTCATGGAACGGCGCGAACTGCATCACCCTTGCCCGCGCGCAGGCTGTGGCGATGGGGCATGACGTTCCCAAGGTACCGCCTTTCAAGACTGCGACCGGCGCGATGAGGGCGCTGAAGAAGCAGGGCGTGAGCAGTACGGCGGAACTGCTGGACAAGTGGTTCGGGCGTCACCCTGCCCCGGCGTTTGCCCGAGTGGGCGATCTGGTGATGCTGCCGGGTGAAAATGACGATGGCGAGCGCGATGACACACTAGCGGCAGTCTGCATCGCTGACGGGCGCGGCAATCTTTTTGGGTGGCACCCGGACAAGCCGGACGGGCTGGCTGTGATCAAGTCTGCGCAGACGGCGGCAATCGCCGCATGGAGGCTCTAGCATGGCTAAGGTCTTTCGCGTCATTGGTCAGGTGGCCGGCGTGGTCGCCACTGTCGCCGCTTTTGTTCCTGGCGGTCAGGGCATCGCGGCTATCGCTGCTGCCGTTTCAGCGGTCAGCAGCATCAGCGCACAGGTTCTCGCCAAGCCCCCGGCAGCAAAGGGCCAGATCACCGAACGCATCATCGGTGCAAACAACCCGCTCCCCTATCTCATGGGCCGAAGTTACAGCGGCGGCGTTCAGGTCCATGATGTCGGTTATGGCGGCGAGGTCAACGACGTCGATAACCCTTATCGTTTCCTCGTCACTGTCCATTCCTGCGCGGGGCCGGTCGAGCAGATCGAAAGCACGCTTGCGAACTTCTCGCCAGTTGCCTTCTCCGGCACCGCTGCATCCGGCTACTACAACGACTATTGGTGGCGCGACACCCAGCTGGGCGCGCGGCCTGAAGCCGATGCGCTTGCTCCCAACTTTGCCGGTGCGCCGCGCTGGGGCGCATCCTACAAGCTGTCCGGCTTTTGCGCTGTCGGCCATACCTTCAAGTGGTCGAAGAAGGGCAAGCGGTTCGCGGGCGGGCAATTGCCTATCGTTGGCGAAATCGTGCGCGGGGTGAAGGTCTACGACCCGCGTCTGGACAGCACCTATCCCGGCGGCTCGGGTTCCCACCGCATCAACAACGAGGCGACCTGGAGCTATTCGCGCAACGCTGCCCTGCACGCCCTGACCTATGCCTATGGACGCTACGTGAACGGCGTGAAGGTGTTCGGTGTCGATCTGGGGGCGGCGTCGATCGACCTTTCCAGCGCAGTTGCATGGGCCAACGTCTGCGATGCCAATGGCTGGAACTGCGACGGGACGATCTACGAGCCGGGCAACAAGTGGGAGAACCTGAAGCGCATCTGTCAGGCGGGCGGTGCACAGCCGGTGCTTGTCGGCGGGGTGCTGCGGTTCGACTATCAGGCCCCGCGCACTGCTCTAGCCACGATCACCCGCGACGATCTTGCCAGCGGCCCGCTGCGCGACAGCCTCGGGCGCGGTTGGAAAGAGCGGCACAACACGATTGTCCCGCGCTATCGCTCAGCGAACCATCAATGGGAGTATGTCCAGAGCGATGCGGTGAGCGTGCCAGCCTTCATCACCGAAGACGGCGAGATCAAGCGCGACGAGATCCAGTACGACCTGGTCACCGATAAGAACCAGGCAGCGGAATTGGCGACCTATGAACTCTATCAGCGCCGCGAACTTGGGCCGATCAACCTCCCGCTAAAGCCGCACTTCCGCAGCTACGATCCCGGCGACTGTTTTACCCTTTCGGCCGACCTGTCACCGACTGGCGCCCCGATCAAAGTGGTGATGCGATCGCGCTCGGTCGATGCTGTCAACGGCGTCATCAACTGCACCTTCGAGACCGAGAACGACACAAAGCACGTCGATGCGCTGGGGGCGCTCGGCACCGAACCGACTTCTTTTACCTTCCCGACCGCAGAGGAACTTGACGACACTGCCGCGATAAACACCAGCGCGGCGAACACGATCTATTCGGACGGCCTGACCTCGGTTGAGGATTTGAGGCCTGCCGAGCCGGGGGCAAACGTAACCGCCCCCGCCAACGCCAACCGCGTGCCGTTTTCGCGGATGGAGGGCAATCGCGGATATGGCGTGCTGTTCAATCCGGTGCCGCTTTCGATTGCGACAGATTACGGGAACACCACAGAGGGCGGGCGTTTCTTCCGGGGTAGCGCGACGATCTCAGCTGCATCGCAACAATTCTCGATCGGCAACGACAAGCGAACCGCAGTCAAACTCACGGCCGGCGAGCGGATTTCGGTGCAGGCGCGGGTTGCGAGGCAGGGGGCGGCCACCGGAAATTGGCAGCTCGAGTTCTGGACATACCAGGCCGACGGCATCACCGGATCGGCGACGGTCGTTGCAAGCGGAACTGGAACGATCGCCACAGCTGATGGCGTGCAACGGGCATTCATCACAGTTCCGGCCAACCGTGTCTTTGGACGCTTCGAGCTGCGCTTTACCAGCACCAGCACATCAGGCAGTGTGCAGCTTCTGATCGCCGAACCGATGGTGACGGGCGCGGCAAGCGGTCAGACGGTGCATCCGTCCTTTTCGCCGGGGCCGAATGCTGACGATGCGGCAGATGTTACCGCCACATCCCAGCGCAGCATTGAGCCGGAGTTTGCGAATGTCGAGGTTCGCCGCTTCGAGGCCGGAAATGTCGGCAACCGCACAGTCTCCCATTTCGCCAAGCGCGGCGATACCGCAATCGGCGGCGGAACGTGGTCTCTACCGCAGGTTCTGCTTGGGGCGGGCAGCGCATCGGTCAATTCAAGCACCGGACTCGTAACCCTAAGCAGTATCAGCCAATCGGGTTCCTACACGATCCGGTATACGCACACAGATGGCGTGACGACCGACCTCAAGATGAACGTCAGCTTCATCGAGCAGGAAGCCACGGTGCGCAGCATCAACGCTTCGCCGTCAGTGCCGACATGGTTCCAATCCAGCACCACCTCGAGAACGGTGACACACTCCGCAATCGAAGGCTCATCTACCCTCACGGGCGGCACGTGGTCGCTGGTGAGCACGGCGGGAATGACGGCCTCGATCAATTCCTCCACGGGAACGGTGACTATCAGCGCGGCAACCGGAAACGGCAGCTACCGCGTCCGCTACACGCACACCGACACCGAGCAAACAGAACTGGTCGTCAACCTGATTTACTACCCGGCCAGCGATCCCGGAACGCCGACAGACCCGGATTACAACGTTCCGTAACGCTGCGCGGGCGGCTGACGCAACTTCATCGAAAGGGAAAGACCAAGCGCGCAACCCAAGCCGAGCGGCTGATGAGGGTGGCCTGAGGGTATCGCAATGGATGGATTGGAAGACGCGGTCGCCAGCGTGCTGGCGGGCCGGGAGGGGCGCATCTGCGCTCCGGGCAAGTGGGCGGTCTGGCTCGAGGCCGACCAGGTGAAAGTGGAGATCAAGATGAAGGTCGCAGCACGGTGAACTGGCAGGAAGCATTCAACATCGCCTTCGCGGCGGCGGCGTTTCTGGGCGGGTATTTCGTCAAGACGCTGTGGGAGGCGATCAAGGACGTGCAGGCGGCCGATCGTGCGCTGGTGGAAAAGGTCGCGGCAATCGAAGTGCTGGTCGCCGGATCCTACGTCACCCGCTCCGAATACCGCGACGATCTCCGGACCATCACCGCGACACTCGAACGGATCGAGCAGAAGCTCGACAGCAAGCAGGACAAGGAGACCAGACGATGAGCCTCGAACTGTGGAAGGCGATCCAGTCGAAGGTCGGGGCGGAGCCTGACGGCATCCCCGGCCCTGCCACCGCGCGCAAGATCGCCGCGGCGCTCGGCGTATCCGGCCCGGCGCAGCCGCAGGAACAGCGCTTCGGTGCGGACCGGATCGTCACCGGCGCGGGCAAGAACATCCGCCGCATCGTCCTGCACTGCACCGCCACGCGCGAGGGGCAGGATATCGACGCGGCGACGATCAAGCGCTGGCATCTGCGGCAGGGCTGGAGCGACATCGGCTATCACTTCGTGATCCGCCTTGATGGGACGATCGAGAAAGGCCGGCCCGAGCAGACCCCGGGCAGCCACGTGAAGGGCTTCAACACCGGATCGATCGGCGTCGTCTATGTCGGCGGCCTCGATGCGCAGGGGCGCGGCAAGGACACGCGGACGGTCGAGCAGAAGGCGGCAATGGCCGACCTGGTGCGCGAGCTGACCCGCGCCTACCCGCAAGCCGCGGTGATGGGGCATCGCGATCTGTCGCCCGACAAGGACGGCGACGGCGTGATCGAGCGGCACGAATGGATGAAAGAGTGCCCCTGCTTCGACGCGCGCAGCTGGTGGGAGTCGGTCAAGTGAGCTTGCTCGGCCGCTTCTGGCACTGGCTCGGCACGCCGTTCCGCGCGATCGTGGCGCTCGATTTCCGGCAGGTGCGCAGCCTGTTCGCGATCGCCATGCTGTGCGGCATCGTCGCGCTGTCGGCGGAAAACTGGGTGCTGGTCTCCCTCGCCCATCATTCGATCGAAAATGGCGAGGCGGCGAAGGTCTGGCTCGGCCTGCTGATCGAGCGGACGCGGTACAATTCCGGCCTGCAGGCGTGGTTCTCTGTGATCCTCGGGCTGGTGGTGTTCGGGGCCGAATATTTCCGCGCCAAGTGGGGCGACAAGGAAATCGGCGCCGGACGCGGGCCGGAGGGCGAGCCATGACGGTGCTGCGTTTCTTGCGCTCGCTGACGCCGCTGGCGCGCTGGATCGGCATCGGCCTGCTGCTGGCGGTGCTGATCGGCGGAACGGTGACGCTGCGATCCTGCCAGACCGCGCGCACCGCGAAGATCGAGGCGAAGCTCAACCAGAACCAGACCGGGGCCGCGCTGGAAAGCGGAGCCGACGCGGTCGGCACGATCGGCGCGCAGGGCGCGGCCGAGGATGATGTCGACCGGATCACAAGGGAGAATGAACGTGAAATCCGACAAGCCGAGGGCGCTGATGTTCCTGTCCATCCTGACGTTCACTCTGCCGGGATGCGGGCTCTTTGTCAGAGAGCCGCCTATCGTGGCCGCCGCGAGTGCCTGCAGCTCGCTCCTGCCCCCTGAATGGCGCGACGGCGTCGCAGGCGCGGCGTTCCCCGTCACCGGCGTTGTGGCGGACTGGATCGCCTTTGCCGACGCGCAGACCGGCCAGCTCGACAAGGCCAACGATCGCTACAGCGCCGCCGTCGGCATCGTCGAACGCTGCGAGGCGCGTGACCGCGAGGCGGTGCAGCGCGCGCGGCCGAAGTTCCTCGGCATCTTCTGACTGACTTCTCTCGAAAGGAAACGACCATGGCCCAGAATACCACGATCGACGTGCCCTCGGACTGGGTGCTGCTGACCGATGCCGACGTCACCGAGGTGACCTTCCAGAACATCGGCTACAACGGCACGATCTACGTGCTCGGCACCAACGGCACAAGCCAACCGACTGCCGAAGATGGCCTGATCTACCGTCCGCGTGAAGGGGAATCGAAGGTCCTGCTGGCCGACCTGTTCCCCGGCGTTTCGGGCGTGAACCGCCTGTGGGCCAAGGGCGCCGGCACGACCTCGAAGGTCTTCGTCAGCCATGCGTAGCATCGCTTCACCGCTGGACGGTTTTCGCTCGCCTTTCGGGGCGCGCTCGGCGCTGGCGGCGTTTGATCCTGCGTCGCTCTTCGCTGCAAGCGA